TCTCCAGACAAAAAGAATAAGCTAATTAAAGCGGCTGATGAACTTAAAGAACTTAAACTATATCATAAAAGTATTGCAGGTAAACCATTTGAAGATCAACTAGCCATAATGAGAAGATGGTTGGTTAAAGATGTAGGTTTAAATGATGATGGTACAGCGAAAGACTGTGTTATTTTTTATGACTATTTAAAGTTGATGGATAGTGCTGGTATATCTCAGGACTTAAAAGAATACCAAGTCTTAGGCTTTATGATGACTAGTTTGCATAATTTTGCTGTTAGATATAAGGTTCCTATAGTAGCATTCATTCAGTTAAACCGCGACGGCATAACCAAAGAAAGCACCGATTCTGCTAGTGGATCGGATAGAATCATTTGGCTATGTAGTAATTTTAGTATTTTCAAACGTAAAAGCGATGAAGAAATTGCAGAAGATGGCCCGGATGGTGGTAATCGTAAATTAATTCCTCTCGTCAGTAGACACGGCGGAGGATTAGATGATAACGATTATATAAACTGTCATATGAAGGGCTGGTGTGCCAAAATCACAGAAGGCAAAACACATCTCGAAATTAAACATAATTCCAAATCTAGCGACGAAGGCTTTATTATAGATGAAGACAATGACGAAGAAGACCAAATCCCCTTTGAATGATCAGTTAAAACTGAAAATAATTTGCGATCAGGTTTGCGATAATATAGATGGTTTGTTGAATGCTTTAAATGTTGAATACAAAACCAATTCTAAAATGATCATAATGGCTTGTCCCATACATGGCGGGGACAATGCTTCTGCTCTTAATTTATATCCAGAAGGAGATACATATAGAGGCAATTGGAAGTGTAGAACTCACAATTGTGAAAAAATCTTTAAGGGCTCTATTCTTGGTTTCATAAGGGGAGTTTTATCTCACCATAAGCACGGATGGACAAATCCTGGTGATGATATGTGTTCATTTAATGATGCTGTTAATTATGCTTTAGGATTTATTAAACAAGATATTAAAGATATCAAAATTTCTAGAGCCGACAGAGAAAAAAAGCAATTTACCAATGTAATAAATTATATAAGTAAAAATGCAGAAATAACTAAGTCTCAGATTACTAGACAGCAAATAACCAAATCTCTACAAATTCCTGCTCAATATTATATCAATAGGAATTATTCTACAGAGGTTTTAATAAAATATGATGTGGGATTATGCACAAATCCCGATAGAGAAATGAGCAACAGGATAGTTGTGCCTATATATGATCATGATTATAAGTATATGATAGGGTGTACTGGCAGAAGCATTTATGAAAAATGTTCATCGTGTAAATCATATCACCATCCAGAAAATTCTTGTCCAAAGCCTGATGAAGTATGGAAATTTCCTAAATGGAAGCACAACGCTGACTTCAAGAGTCAAAATACCCTATATAATTTCTGGTTTGCTAAAGAACACATACTAAATTCATCTACAGCAATTATAGTAGAAAGTCCTGGTAATGTATGGAGATTAGAAGAAAATGGAATACATAATAGCGTAGCTATGTTTGGATCGTCTTTAAGCGATAGGCAAAAGATATTATTAGATTCTTCTGGAGCTATGAACCTTATTATTCTAACAGATAATGATGATGCTGGTAGAAAAGCAGCTGAAACCATCAAACAAAAATGTCAGAATACATATAGGATTTTTGTTCCCAAGATCAGCAAACCCGATATTGGAGAAATGAATAGCGAAGAAATCAACCAAGAAATTAAGACATATATAGAAAGTATCAAATGACAAAAATCGTAGCATTTGCTGGACGTAAGCAATCTGGCAAAACAACGTGTTCAGAAGCTGTATTAAAAGTTTCTCCACCCTTAAGTGCCAAGATGTATAATTTTGCAGATCCTCTCAAAAAGGATATATGTATGAATATTTTTGGCTTATCTTATCAACAGTGCTATGGTGATGATATTGATAAAAACACTTCTACAGGATTGGTGTGGGAAGGTAAAGACTTAACAGCAAGAGAAGTAATGCAATTTGTTGGCACTGATGTGTTTCGTAAAATGAAACACGATGTATGGGCCTCTGCCACTATTAACAAAATATCTGTAGATAAACCAGATATAGCAGTAATAGCAGATTGCCGTTTTCCTAATGAAGTACAAGCAGTAAAAGATGCTGGTGGAATAGTTATAAAACTTACACGTAATCCATATAATTCTGATCATGCTAGTGAAACAGCATTAGATACATCAAATTATGATCCTGTTCATTTTGATTTGGTTGTGAATAATGATTCTATATCTATTGATGAACAAACATCCATAATAATACATTTTCTAGGTAAGAAAGGACTATTCCAATTATAATCACATACTTAAGAAGCAGTTCATATGGAACGCATTCCATGTGTCCAATGCAGTATTTTATCGAATATAATTTGGGCATACGAAGTCCATCCAATCAAAAGGCTGATAAAGGAACCATAGTACATAAGGTTATGGAAATATTAGCCTATATTAAACTATATGAACAAGAAAAGAAAAGCATTTATAATGACGATATTATTGGCGATATTGATATCAAAAAATATAATTTGAACACTATTATCGAACAGGTTTATAACTACTATTCGTCGCAGTTTAAACATCACCAGTGGAGTTCCAAAGACTATAAAGACTGTCATCTGTGGGTCAATAAAGCGATTGAGGCGCATGGTGGAGCCTTTGATCCAAGGAACAGAACCATCTTACAGCCTGAGCAACACTTTGATATTGTAATAAAAAAACCTTGGGCTAAATACTCTTATCAAACAAAAGACGGTATATTAGAAGGTTATTTGGCTATAAAAGGCACTATTGATTTGATTACGAGCGTAGACAACAATACAATAGAAATTGTTGATTGGAAAACTGGCAGACGATTAGATTGGGCTACTGGGGAAGAAAAAACATTGGCTAAATTACAGAATGATCCACAATTGAGAATTTATCATTATGCTGTGAGTCATTTATATCCAAATATGGAACATATAATCTTTACGATCAATTTTATTAATGATGGCGGAGCATTTAGTGTTTGTTATGATAAAAGCGATTTACCAAAAACAGAAGATATGATTAGATCCAAATTTGAAATCATAAAAAATACTACTAAACCACAACTAAATAAAAGTTGGAAATGTACTAAATTATGCCATTTTGGAAAAACAACATTCGAAAATAGTCATGTGTTGCCAATACTAGAATATAGGGACGGACAGTTGTGCAAAATTGATACGCTCATGACCAAATGCGAACAAGTTAAACATGATATAGAGTTGCTTGGTATAAATAATGTAGTTGACACCTATATGACTCCAGGATATACTGTTGGTAAGTACAAAGCACCCGGAAGCGCAGAATGAACTATATTCCTCTTCATGCACATAGTATGTTCAGTTTGCTCGATGGTCTTTCAAAACCAGAGCAAATGGCTGAACGCTGCAAAGAAATTGGCGCAAACGCTTGTGCATTAACAGATCATGGCAATATAGCCGGTGCTGTGAAGTTTTACTCAGCTATGAAAAATGCTGGAATCAAACCGATTCTTGGTTGCGAACTCTATATTTGTCAGCAAGATCCTAAATTACAGAACAAGGAAAATAAAAACTTAAGTCATTTCATAGTTCTTGCTCAGAATTATAAAGGGTGGTTAGACTTAATAAAAATAGTGTCAGAATCCAATAAGCCAGAGCATTATTATCATAAGCCAAGATTGGATTTAGAACATCTATCAAAATTAAATAGCGGTAATCTTATCGCCATAGTAGGACATCTTGGTTCTCTTTTGGCCGATGAGATATTGGATAATTACGAATTGAAATCAGATTGGAAAACCTTAGGTATAAATTTAATCAACAAGCTGAAGACTATTTTTGATAATAAAGTATTTCTAGAAGCTCAACTAATGGATATTGATAATTTACCAGTACAAAAAATATTAACAGATGCCATAAGACAGTTAGGTAAAGAAACGAACACAAAGATTATATGTACTCCAGACGCTCATTATTGCAGAAAAGAGGACGCTATTGATCAGCGAATTCTACTTTGTAATAATCTAAAAACCACATTTCCGGAAATTAGTCGAAAAATTAGCCATAACGAAGATGTTCCTTTGTCTGGATTTTTTACATCCGATAACTATCATATTCCTTCACAAGAAGAGATGGCCGCATTACATACCGCACAAGAAATAGAAAATACAAATTATGTAGCAAATTTGATTGAGGATTATGATATTTTAAGTAAGCCTAAACTACCACAATTTAAGTGTCCAGATGGTTTTGACCAAGATGAATACTTGAGAGAACTGTGTAGATATGGCTGGAAAACAAAAATAGCACCAGTTATCCCTAAAGAAAATCAACAGATATATTTGGATCGGATAAAATATGAGTTGGATGTATTACAGGGAGCGGGTCTATCTAGTTATTTTTTAATTGTGCAAGATATAGTGAACTATGTTCGCCAAAGTGGGTGGTTGCCTGGGCCGGGTAGAGGAAGTGCTGCCGGGTGTCTAGTATCCTATTTAATAGGTATTACTAGTATTGATCCTATAAAATATAATCTGTTTTTTGATAGATTTTATAATTCTGGCAGAAATACTAAGGATCGTATTAGTATGCCGGATATTGATGTGGATGTTCCGATTAATAAAAGAGAAAATATTATACAGTATATAAAAGATAAATATGGTCATGATAAAGTATCACAGATGGTAACCTTCAATACCATTAAGGGTAGAGGTGCTTTAAAGGATGTATTAAGAGTATATGGCAATATATCTTTTGAAGAAATGAACAGAATAACAAAAAATATTCCAGATGAAGCTAAGATAGCCGACGAATTACAAGAAATGAAGGAAGAAACAGGAGAAGCGTCTATTATACGCTGGGCTTTAGAAAATAATGCTGATAAATTAAGAGAATGGTGTTATATAGACGAAAATAATGAATTACAGGGGCCGTTGGCAAAAAGGTTTGAGCAGGCTATTAGATTAGAGGGAACCAAATCAAATCAATCAAAACATGCGGCTGGTATTGCTATTAGTTCTGAGCCATTAAAAGATATTTGTCCTATGGTTTATGATAGTAAAAACGAACAATTAATAGCGGGCATGGAAATGCAAGACTTAGAAGGTATTGGTATTATTAAATTTGATATTCTTGGCGTAGCAATGTTGGATAAAATCATGACTATTCAAGACTTATTAATACAAGGAGTAAAATATGAAAAAGCAATTTAAAGACTTGACCGATGGAGAACTATTTCAACATAATGGTGAAGAATATAAAAAAATAGCCGCGGTGAAAGTGAGCTGCTGTCGTTCAATTAACTGTGAACAATCATCAAATGCTCAGCATAAAATTTTTATACCACCATTAACAGAAGTAGAAGTTAATGATCAACTACAATAAAATTTGCGTTTTTGATTTTGAAACCGACGGTTCTGATCCAACGCTATGCAGCCCTGTTCAAATAGCAGCTGTAATGATAGATCCAATAAGTTTAGAAATTATTGATGGGTCAGAATTTAATATTAATTTTAAACCAGAGGTTTTAGAAAATAATAATGACTATAAGTATGAAACAGACATATTAGATTTTCATGCTAAGGTCAAAGGATGTAGTAAAGATGACATTTTGAAAGATTGGTATACCTATCCTAAACAAGAACATTCTTGGAATATGTTTGTTAATTATTTAGATAAATATCATACCAGAAGTTCAAAAAAGAGTCAATTTTCTGCTCCTATTGCTGCTGGCTATAATATTAATAGGTTTGATCTAACTATCATAGATAGACTAAGCAATAAGTACGGAAATCTCAATAAGGAAAAAAGAACAGATTTATTTTTTCCAAGAGATGTTATAGATGCAATGAACTTAATGTTTTATTGGTTTGAACACAATAGTGATCTTAAAAGTTATACTCTTGATACTGTCAGAGATTATTTTGGCATATCAAAAATTGGGGCGCATGACGCATTAAAAGACGTAAAAGATACCGCTGCAATTATTATCAGGTTTATGAAATTGCATAGAAATTTAGGACAAAAAATTAAGTTCAAACAAGCTTTTGCATAATATAATGAGTAAAAAATATCAATATCAGTGTGGTTGTTGTTTTGATCTTTTGGAAAAAGATGATGCGTCCAAGATTGTTTTTGATTCTAGTATTGATTCAATTAATTTAGATTGTCAAAAAACATGGGATTTGATTTCTGACGGAAACACCAAGGGGTGTTTTCAATTAGAGTCCAGACTTGGTAGATCAATAGCCAAAAAATTAAAACCAGAAAATATAGAGCAGTTATCTGCCCTAATAGCCATTTTACGCCCAGGTTCTCTAGAAGCAATTAGAGATGGTAAAAGTGTTACCAATCACTATATTGATAAAAAGAACGCTCAGGAATCCTTAGACTATTTTCACCCTTCGCTAGAGCCGATTTTAAAAACGTCTTATGGTGAAATGATATATCAAGAACAGGCTATGGAAATTACGAAGGTTATAGCTGGTTTTAATTTGCAAGAAGCAGATATGTTGAGAAAAGCCATTGGTAAGAAAAAACCGGAAGAAATGGCAAAAGTAAAAGCAAAATTTTTAGAAGGAGCAAAAAAACTCAACATAGTTAATACTGATGAAGCAGAACAAATTTTTAGCTGGATAGAAAAGAGTCAAAGATATTCTTTTAATAAGTCTCATAGTGTGAGCTATGCTATCAATGCTTATCTATCGGCCTATGCTAAAGCTCATTTCCCTAAAATATTTTTTGCATCATATTTACGTTTTGCTAAAGACAAAATAGATCCTCAGGCAGAAATCAAAGAATTGGTACAAAATGCCAGCGAAATGGATATAACTATAAACACGCCAGATATTCGGAATCTAAACGAATTCTTTATATTGCAAAACAACAAAATTTATTTTGGATTAACCGACATAAAGGGAGTTGGAAAGTCTGTGTTTGATAAATTAGTTATCATGTCCCAAACTTTTGATCTCAATAATTCAAAATGGCTACAATACTTATGCCTACTGCTACCTAACATAAACTCTACTGCCGCTAAGGCACTTATACAAAGTGGTGCTTTGAGTTTTATTCCTATGTCTCGCAATAAGATGTTGTTTGAGTATAACATCATGAGCAATTTAACAAAGAAAGAATTAGAAAATATTGCTGCTAATATTGGTTCTTTTTCTAATCTAAAAGATGGTTTAGAGTTTTTGCTTACTGTACCTAGAATTAATAAGAATCGTAAAAAAACCATTGAAGATTCAATATATTCTTTATCTTACCCTCCATATTCTTTGGACGATAGTGCGGAATGGTTAGCCGATTCTGAGGATACACTACTAGGATGCTCAATTACTTGTTCAAAATTAGATATGTATGATATTAGTATGACTAATATTACATGCAGAGAGATTAAAAATACAACCATGAAAGATAACCTAATCCTGGGTGGAGAAATAGACAATATTAATATTGTGAAAACGAAAACAGGAAAAACCCCCGGTCAAGAAATGGCGTTTGTGACTATGATTGACGGAACCGGTGGTGTGGACTCTATAATATTTTTTCCTGAACAATATAAAACATATAAAAATCTTTTATTTATCGGAAATATAATTATTGTCAAAGGCAATAAAACAAAAAACGCAGATGGTATCGTTGTAGAAAAGGCATATATCGCCAAAACTTGACTTTGTGTCACACAGACCTACAATATAGAAGTTATTGGTTTTTGGGTTTTAACTTTTAAAAAGGAGACGATATGAATATTGTTATGTTACGAGGTAATCTTGCAAGAGATCCAGAATTACGAGTTGTAGGAGATAAGCAAACGTCTGTAGTAAACTTTACAGTTGCTGTCTCAAGAGAGTTCACCAAGGCCAATGGTGAACAAGATAAGATTACTTCGTTTATTCAATGTGAAGCGTGGGATAGCGGTGCCGAAGCCATAGGTTCATCTTTTAAGAAGGGCGATCTAGTAATGGTCGAAGGCTCACTGCGAAATGATAGCTGGGAAAAGGACGGCGTTAAACATAGTACATTAAAGGTACGTGTTAATAATTTTGCTAAGATTCTCAAAACTAAAAAGACTGAGAAGACAGCAGATACTACTACAGTAGCATTCTGAGGAGCAAATAAAGTTTAAGAGAATCTCTAGTAGTTTATTGCTACTAGAGGTTTTTCTTATTCTATATAATTTATGTCAAAAACAACAACCAAAAAAAGAATTTTTATAGCTAATGATGCCAGTATTTTAGATACTGGATATGGAGTATATGGTAAAGAGATAATATCTCGTATTCACAACAGCGATAAATATACTGTTGCTGAACTTGGTTGTTATTGTGATGTAAACGATCATAGGATAAAAAATATTCCTTGGAAATTCTATGCTAATGCTATCGGTTTTAATGATCCTAGAGTAGAGCAATACAAAAGTAATCATCTAAATCAGTTTGGTATGTGGAGATTTAACAGATGTCTTATAGATTTTAAGCCACATATAGTTTTTGATATTAGAGACTATTGGATGTATTTTTATCAGGATATGAGTCCATATAGGCATCATTTTAATTGGATTATTATGCCTACGACTGATTCTAATCCACCTAAAATTGATTGGCTGTATACATATCAAAATGCTGAACTGGTTGTTCCATATACACAGTGGGCAAAAGATGTTTTAACTAATAGTTGTGGTAATAGGATTAATCTTTTCCCAAAAATTGCTAATGCCGGTATCAATCCAAATGAATTTTTTCCAATAGAAAATAAGACCGCCCACAAACTTAAATTCTTTGGTAAAGACTTAAATATTATCGGACTAGTTATGCGTAATCAAAAGCGCAAATTAATTGCTGATATGTTGATTGCATTTAAGAATTTCTTACAAGCACTAAAAGATTCCAATCAACTAGATATTTATGAAAAAACCTATCTGTATTTACATACTTCTTATCCAGAAGAAAATGGATGGGATTTACCGGCACTATTATTAGAATTCGATCTATTGGATAAAGTTTATTTTACATACAGGTGTAAGCAATGCGGCCACTTTCATCCATCAAAATTTAGAGGTGGGATTTCTGTTTGCCAAAAATGCAACAATAGATCTGTGATGATGGCTTCTCCATCTAACGGTATTAATACTGCACAATTAAATGAAATATATAATCTATTCGATATTTTCATTCAATATGCTATTTGCGAAGGTTTTGGTATGCCTCAAGTTGAGGCTGCTGCTTGTGGATTACAAATTGCCGCTGTGGATCATAGTGCAATGACGGAGATAGTAAAAAATCTCAACGGAATCCCTATCCCTGTACAAAAACTTTTTAGAGAAATGGAAATTAATGCGGATAGGGCGTATCCGGACAATAATTTTACTTCTCAGATGCTTTATAATTTTTTTGTGAATACATCACAATCAACAAAAGAAGAGAATAGTAAGATTATTAGAGAAAAATGTATATCTCTGTATACTTGGGATAATGTTTATAAGGTTTGGGAAGAAGCTTTTGACAGTGTTGACATTGATAAAAAAATACCTTGGGATTCTAAAAATGTTCCACAGGTACAGAATATGTCGGTGAAAGTCCCAGCGGATCTAACCAACAAAGAATTCATAGAATTTATATGCCTGAAAATTATCAATGATCCTCATCTATTAAAAACCGC